TGATTAAGTTGGCCGATAACGCCAACGATAAAGGCGAATGCTGGCCTTCGTATCAACATATCGCCGACCAATGCGAATGCAGCAGAACGGCTGTTCGTAACCATATTGATGCGCTTGAAGAAATGGGGCTTATCAGGCGTGAGAACCGTGTTGGCGTCAACAACGGAAAAGGTAACACGTCAAATGTGTATTACCTGAAATTAGATGCCACCCCTATGCCATTAAATTGCACAGGGGTATGCCACGAAGAAGCACACCCTATGCCATCTGATTGCACACCCCCTGTGCCACCAGATGGCACCAGAACCAGTCACTCTTTTGAACCAGTCACTGAACCTAACTCTCTCTCTGGGCGCGATGGTTTTATGAGCGAAGCCGCTAAGCGGCGGATCGGGATTTCACCAAACGGGGAGATTCCATTCCCGCCCCTGTTTAAGCCGTCGGCAGATCACATTGCTATGGCTGCCGAGAAGGGGGTGAGCATTGAAACTGAGCTGCTGAACTTCCGGGACTATCACCTTTCCCGTGGCACGCAGCTAATCGACTGGAATTCGGCTTTCAGAGTCTGGATCCGGAATGCCAGGGTTAACCCGCTGGCTAAACGTGGACGTGCTGAGCAGGAAACGCCTCACTGGAACAGCCGCGAGGGATGGGAGGACTTCCTGTGAATAACCAACTTGTGCAGGCAGTTAACGGGCGTGACGGGGCACTGCTATCCAGAATGGCTAACGGAAACGCCGACCAGCAGAAGGTAATAAATCCCGAAGCGGAAAGCCTCGTTGATTCTCTCTTTCGGCAGCTGAAGCAGATTTTCCCTGCGTCTACGCAGACAAACCTGAAAACTGACGCAGACGAGAAAACGGCAAAGCGTCAGTGGATCGCAGCGTTTTCAGAGAATGGGATCCGCACCCGCGAACAACTTTCCGCAGGTGTACGGCATGCCCGCGCCAGTGAATCACCCTTCTGGCCTTCTCCGGGGCAATTCATCAAATGGTGCAAGGATAGCGGCACGGTACTTGGCATTGGCCTGGCTGATGTGATGAATGAGTTCCATCGGTATAGCCGCGAAAAAGGGCTGCATACCGGCGGAGCAGAAGCTTTCCCGTGGTCTCATGACGTCATGTACTGGATTGTGACCGATACGCGCAGAGCGATGTACCAGCGCCAGCTGAGCGAGGCTGAAACTGAAAAATACGCGTCAAAAAAACTTGAGGAATGGGCGCTGAAAGTTGCTGGTGGGGAAAAAATACCATCCCCCGTCCTGGCGCTCGAGAATTCTGATGAAGTGATCCCGACAAATCACGTGAGCCGTCAGGCCGGTTATCACCCGGAAGGAAAAAGCTTCGGGTGCATGCCAAATGCGGCGACTCTCGGCGCTCTCACCCCGGCCCAATGGCTTTGGGAAGAGTATCAGCGCGGGAAAGAGAGAGGGCTTATTCAATGAAAGGCAAGCAGGCAATTCTGCGTTATCTCGAAACGCACCGGACCTTCACCGCGAAGGATGTGGCCACAGAGTGCGGCATGACCATCAACTGCATCACGAAGAACGCTATCGATCTGGAAAAGTCTCGAAAAATTATCCGGGTGAGCAAGGTCTGGCGAACGGTGACTTATCGCCTGGCTACGCCGGAAGAGCAGGCTGGTACCGCGCGTAGCTGCACCAACGGAATATTTCAGGAGTGCCGAAACAGTCCGGCGATGCAGCGTGTACTGGCGTTTTACGGGAGGGTGTCAGCATGAAACCAGATGTTAAAAAAATCATCGCCGATATCAAGGCGACAAAAGGGAACCGCAAATTTTGTAATGGCCTGGCTGGCACACTCCAGGATGATAATTATGCGTCATCGATTTGCAAATACGTTAAAACCGTAACGCCGGAAAGAATCGATCTCCTGATTGAATATGCTGAAAAACTTGAAGCCGAAGTCACAGACATGGCAGTACAGCTCGCTAACGCCGAGAGCAAGTGCAGGGAGCTGGCGGCGGAGAATGCGGGGCTGAATAAATTTATCGTACAGAGTTGCTACGTGTTTGACGGCGAGCAGGGTGAACTATCTGATGCGTATATCTGCGCAATAGATGGAAGGATGCCGCAAACCACAGCCACCGACGCTTTCTTGGCTGAAGTGAAGACTGAAGCACGCAAGGAGGGCGCTTACTTTGTGGCGAACAGAATGCTGGCTGCCTGGGAAGCTGGTTTTATTGATGATACTGCGAAGAACGCGGCAGACATCGCACGGATGATTCTCACATCTACAGAGTTTATGGCTGATGCGCCAGAGGGGGATTTTGATCGCTCCTTCGCTGATGGAGTACTCGAAGACATCGCCGCACAGCTTCGCAAAGGAGTGCAGTCATGAGCATTCTGGACATTCTAAACACTGGTCTCGCTCTGATGGGGTGGTTATTCATCATGTTCAAAACGGGCCAGTGGTTTATCTCCATTGCGCTAAAGCAGTGGGATAAGCGTAGAAAGCTATCTCGTAGACAGAAGGCAGTAAACGAATTTTACGATGCGTTTGACCTGTCCAGCATCGAACCAGGAACAACGGTGCGCCTGGCGACTAAAGGCGATCTGACAATCATGATGTATCGCACAGAAGGAGCCGCCCAATGAGCAACATCGACAAACAGGCGCTGCGCCTAACAGCAGAGAAAGCGAAAGATAACTTCATTCCGAACTTCATGGTTCCCACTCGCGACGTGCTGGAGCTGCTGGATGAGCTGGAGAAGATGCAGGCGCAATCGTCCAAATGGTGCGAAGCCTTCCATAAAGCCGTTTCCGTTGGCGCTCGGTATGAGGAGCGGATTGCTGAACTGGAAGCGAAGCTCGATAGCGCAGATAAATTGCAAGATAGCGCATTTCGTCATGGTCTTCAGCATGGCTTCAGTTTAGGTCAAACGGATAATCAGGCTGGATTTGAAGAGTGCTTATCTGCCTATGGCACCGGTAAAGGAGAGTGAATGTGAAAAATTATCTCAGCAATTTAGCCAGCATGCTTCAGGGGATTGCAGGTGTCATTTCAGACGGCGAGCGGGTGCAGAAAGAGTGCCCTGCGCACTTAAAGTCAGCACTACTCGAGGCTTCTCACGCGCTAGATGGTCAATCGGTCAGGGTCAATTATCCGCCTAATGGAAAGCCTGAAATTGTTAATGCCCGCGGACACCATCGACCGCTTACCTTCCGGGAACGAGTGGCAATCCGCTTACTTGGTGGCAGGACGGAGATTCGCCCATGAGCACTATTACCAGAGAACTGGCAAAGCTGTTCAGAAAAATTACGAATTCTGAAATTGATGCGGAGGGTAACGCTCATGTTGTTTTATCTCCTGCTGATAGCCTCCTGATTAATAATGCGCGTATCGCGCTGGCATCGCTCGAAGCGGAGCCTGTGGCGTGGGCGCACAGATTAATCAACAAGCGTAACGGAGTCGTTCACCCTTGGGTTTACGGTAGCGCAGAGGCGTGTCCAAGCGAGGGGGATATCTTCAATATTGAGGTAATGCCGCTCTACACCGCCCCGCCAGCGCCGGTATCTGTGCCCGCTGCGATGGAAATTGATGATGACTTTGACAGCGCGTTTGAACACGGAAAAGCTGTCGGCTGGAACGCCTATCGCGCCGCCATGCTTCAGGCCGAACCTGTAAGTAATAGTGATGAGTTACCGCTGGACTATCTGCAAGGACACAAAGACGGCCTGGAGTGGGCTGCACAATTGGCAGAAGCCAATCATCCGCAAACAGGTGACTGGTTGTACGACGACCAAATCGATCTTGCCAGGGCGATTCGCAAAGGTCCGGATATGCCTACTGTTCAGGGTGGCAACTCTCCGGTGATTCCTGATGGTTGGGTGATGGTGCCGGTTGAGCTTACTCCGGATATGCGTGCAGCATGGGATTCGGCTCCGTACACAGACGATGATGACAACGACATGCAGGCTGCATACCGCGCGATGATTGCAGCAGCACCGCAGTGGAAGGTGAAGTGATGCAGAACCCATTCGACGCATAACTAAACGTCAAGCAACGTTTGATAAAACACTATCAACGAGCCATAATAAATCTGCCAGCGGCCTGAACAACCCTGGCAGACTTCTTCGCATTTAAGGGGACTTAAATGCGACCACAATATGAACTTCTCACCTTGTCACAGATGCAGAAATGCACCTGCGATTTTCTGTATTCTGCGTTACCTCTCGGAGGTGGCGTATGAAACAGCCTGTTTTCTACCTCCGCGACGAACGCGTTCGCGATAACCTCATCGACTACATCAGGAAGCTGCCCGTTAACGACGCTCTGCCGCTCGTGGTGAAGTTTTCTGAGGCTGACCGCACTCTCGCCCAAAACGACCTCTTCCACGCTCTCTGTGGCGATACAGCGAAGCAATTGCAATGGGCTGGCAAGTCGCGCGACCTCGCTTCATGGAAAGTCCTGTATGTCTCAGGCCATGCCATTGCCACCGGTAAGCCTGGTGAAGTGGTGCCGGGTCTGGAAGGGGAGTTCTGCGCCATCCGGGAAAGCACTGCGAAGATGGGCATCCGTCGCATGACCAGTCTCATCGAATACAGCCAGGCATTTGCTGTGCAAAACGGCGTGCAACTCCGTGAAGTTCGCTACTCAGGTGATTACTTCGGGAGGGTTGCGTAATGGCTAGCCCTCTCGCTCGCATCATCACCAACGAAATCTACCGGGTCCGGACACGCACTAAGCGAAAGCCTGAACTCAAGCCATCCGAAATCCCATCACTGCTCGGCTACACCGCGCGACTGACCCAGGTGAAATGGGATCGCCTGAAAGCGCGGAGGTCACATGGCTGATTTGAGAAAAGCAGCGCGTGGTCGGGAATGCCAGGTAAGAATCCCTGGCGTATGTAATGGCAATCCTGAAACGTCTGTACTGGCACATATCCGGCTGGCTGGATTGTGCGGCACCGGTATTAAACCGCCAGACCTTATTGCCACCATTGCATGCTCTGCCTGTCACGACGAGATCGACCGCCGTACACATTTTGTCGATGCTGAGTATGCTAAAGAATGCGCGCTGGAAGGTATGGCGAGAACGCAGGTTATCTGGCTGAAAGAGGGGGTAATCAAGGCATGAATACTTACAACATCACATTGCCCTGGCCGCCGAGCAATAACCGCTACTACCGCCATAATCGCGGGCGCACGCACATCAGCACAGATGGGCAGGCGTACCGCGACAGTGTCGCCAGAATCATCAAAGACTCAATGCTGGATATCGGCCTGGCTACACCCGTGAAAATACGCATTGAGTGCCATATGCCGGATCGCCGCCGCCGCGACCTGGACAATCTGCAAAAGGCCGCGTTCGACGCCCTGACGAAATCCGGGTTCTGGCTCGATGACCAACAAGTCGACTACTACAGCGTGAAGAGAATGCCGGTCGTCAAAGGCGGCAGACTTGAACTGACCATTACTGAACTGGAGTCCGCATGACATTCGAATCCTACTTTGCCGATCACCTCCGCGTTCGCTGGCAGCGATTGCGCTTATACCATTTCCCCGGCTCTGTGCTGACGGACTACCGAATACTGAAGAACTACATCAAAACCATAGGCGGTGCTGTATGAACACTCAATTTCTCGAATACGTGCGCCAGCAGCTGATAGTGGCCACCGCCGATCTGAGTGGTGCGACGAAAGGGCAGTTAATGGCCTGGCTTGAGAACGCGCAGTTCGATACCGGTACCTTTAAGCGGAAGAAGATGAAGGTGAAGGATGAGGTTACTGGCGAGATGATAACTCTGGATAACCCGCCAATCCCCGGTAAACAGTCGCATGCTAAGGGATCGCATATTCCGCTGGTGCAGCCGGTTGAATACTCCACCTCATCGTGGCGCCGCGCACTGATGTCACTCGAAGAACACCAAAAGGCGTGGCTGTTATGGAACTACAGCGAGAATGTGCGCTGGGATAATCAGGTGTTGATTACTCAGTGGGCGTGGGATGAATTCAAGTCCCAGATGGGGGCGCGCAAAATAGCTGGGAAAACCCTGGAGCGCCTGAAGGCATTAATCTGGCTGGCTGCGCAGGATGTGAAGGCGGAACTGGCTGGTCGTGATGTTTATCAGCAACAGGACTTAGCTGCTATGTGTGGTGTCAAACCGGACAACTGGAGCCACAATTACGCGGACTACTGGCGAGTTATGTGCAGCATCTTTAAGTGGCTCGATAGCGAATCTCTGCTTTGCACTGTGAGAACACGATCACAACAAAAGGCGACTTATTCCCAGCAGGGTATTGCAAAAGTCAATTAAATAGCTTACATTTCGTGTAAATCTGATATTGTGCCATTGTTGTATGCACAGGCAGTAAATGAGTTTTTAAGCCCGAGGTTAGCGCCTTGGGCTTTTTAGTTTTTAGAGGTAAGGGTGCGCTCAGTAAGTTAGTTTCATCGAATTCGAGATCAATACTAAATAATATTTACTCATGGTATTATTTTTATTTTTAATAACTCATTGAGTTTGTTTGTTTTTTCTACATCACCCTCAATATCTTTTAGCCATGAGCCAACAGCTGACATCACATCTTTCCCAAATCGATCAACCTGCAGTAGAAGCATTTGATTAAATTGGTTGCAGTGTAGGCTTTGATTACTTATTGGCTGGACGAATTCAAATTTTTCTAAAACATCTTGAGCACTCTGATTTCTAATATCGTCACTTCCTTCGTGAAGATATGCGCAGCGAAGTGCATAAAAGTCGTTGCCGCTTAGGAATGTATGCTCTAGGCGATCGGGGCCGATATGATGTGTATACATATCTTTCATGTACTTGTTGTACCAATTAACAGTTCTTGCCTGCGATCCTTTGTTTGGTTCATCAATCTTCCCGAAAATGTCTGGCAGCGTAAGCGATATAAATAATACTGAGTACCAATTTTGGGTTTTAATCGAAACATCTAAAGCTTGAATAAAATTGTTCACTTTGATTATCCTTTAGGTAATTTGATCTTTCAGATTCGTCATTAAAATCTCATTTAGTGAAAGTATCCTCAATCAGAAATTCATTTATCTAATGAAAAGTCAAAATTTAATTACTTCTTATCGCAAGATATTTTCGCAATGGACAGAGCGTTTGGATGTGCAGCACAAGGCCTGTGAGGAATACTCTTTCAATTGCTGTGAAATGCAGACCTATGAGGCAAACCAATAATAAGCGCCGGCGCCGCAACTAATCCAGACTAGGATCATAACAGCGAAAGCTCAACGCGACACGCCATCTTGACCGGTACGCCCTATCTTTTCTATTTCAGGCCTCTCGGGGATCATCCGCTACGTGCTTTGTTGATAAATCCAGCCCGTGAAGCCTGACCCTTTTCATACACACACAGCGCCATCCGAAGAATCGGAGGTGAGGCTATGACCAGAATGAGCACCATTTACAGCAGACTTTCATATGGAACAGGCACCACGCTGACCGGCTGCGGTGTATCAGCGAAGGCATACGCCGAAACAGCTAAAACAGCAAAAGAGGTGTCCTGGATGTTGGCCGACAGAATTGCAGGGTTAAGCCTGAGCGACTGGGCAATTATTGTCGGTATCGCATGCACGGTAATCACCTGTGCAGTGAACTGGTATTTCCGCTGGAAAGAACGGGAGGATCGGCGCAATGGCTATGTCTCTAAAGCTGAAGAATAAATTGAGCGCAGCGGTCGTTGGTTTGATTCTTGCCGGGGCTTCCGCACCCGTGATTATCGATCAGTTTCTGGATGAGAAAGAGGGTAACAGCTTGACAGCATATCGCGACGGCGGCGGACTCTGGACCATTTGCCGTGGTGCAACAATGGTTGATGGCAAGCCAGTAGTACAGGGCATGAAGCTGTCAGCTGAGAAATGCGCCCAGGTAAACGCCATTGAACGCGACAAGGCGCTGGCGTGGGTTGACCGAAATATCAAAGTACCACTGACCGAACCACAGAAAGCGGGTATCGCTTCTTTCTGCCCATATAACATCGGCCCCGGTAAATGCTTCCCATCGACCTTCTATAAGCGCATCAACGCAGGTGACCGCATCGGTGCATGCGAGGCAATCCGCTGGTGGATTAAAGACGGTGGCCGTGATTGTCGTCTAACCAAAGGCCAGAAGAATGGCTGCTATGGTCAGGTTGAGCGACGGGACCAGGAAAGCGCGCTGGCGTGCTGGGGGTTAGACCAATGAAAATTAATCCGGGTCTTATAGGCGTTGTTGTTATTGCTGTCCTTTCGGTCGCTCTCGCTAAGAGTTGCTCCAACGCCAGTCGCCTTCAGAGCGATAACGACGTTCTGCGAAGTGACAACTCTATGCAGGGGCAGGTGATCGCCACCCAGGCATTCAACTTCAATCGATTCAATCAGGTTGCAGAACATGCCAACAGGCTAAACTCCCTGATCGACACCAGCACCGAAGAAACTGTCATCGAATACCGGGAGATTCTCCGACGTGAAAAGACCTGTGATCTGCCTGTTCCTGCTGATGTCGCTGGTGGGCTGCTCAAATACGCGTACCGTTTACGTGCCAGCGCAATGCACCCCGATACCGGGAACACTAACGCAACCGATGATAGTACCGCTGCCGCCAGCTCAATGACGTATTGCCAGGCCGTCCTCTGGATTGAACCTTTGCTGGCTGTTATTGAGAAGGGCAACAATAACCTGGCGGGTATACGAGAGATTGAGAAGTTACGAAAATGAATAATGTCCGTTGACATTGTTAGGGTGATTCTCATTTAACAACCTCAACTGCTACATTACAGTGCTTCATCATGCAATTAGCTTTTTCACCAATGGCTTAGATCCAGTGAAAGTTACTGACGTTATCTAATGACAAGATGAACGTAGCTTTTGTGTAGTTTTTCAGCGAATAGGATTATCTGAATTTAGCATTTTTGGCTTGTATAAACTGTGGGTAAGTAGCTATAGTCACGTCATAGATAGTATTTTTGCATCTTTTTCAAGCCTCTTTTGAGGCTTTTTGCACATTTAAATATGACAACAATGGCACATATAGTATGTCCCCCTTGGCACAGGCACTATATGTAGCGCTATAAAAGGAGCTATCATTATGACCCCAGCTGAGTTCTACGATGTTTACAATATCAAACCGGCAGAAATGTTGACTGGTGAAACTGTTAACAACTTCGCTTCTCGTGTAATGGCACAGCAAACTAGTACGAGTGGAAACACAGGTGTTTGGTACTCACAAGGTACCGCTACACAATCGAAGCAAAACCAAACTACAAGTCATCAACTTTACACGTACTGATTTATGCCTAATTGGAGCGACGTACTGGGCGAGATAACGGCTCTCGCCCATAAAAGTCCTATGGATGAGGTTCGCCGTAAATACTTATCTCAACTTTCGAATCATACTGGAAGAAATGTAATCACATATTACTCAGGGTGGTTACAGCATGGTGGTGCAGAAGTACGCCATCTTACTCAGATGACTGATGATGATAAGAACGGGTTGATGACAGCCATCAATGGTTTAGATGTATCAAAAGGGTTGGATTTGATACTTCATACTCCAGGTGGTGATATTGCCGCTTTGGAATCAATCGGGCATTACTTAAGGTCGAAGTTTGGAACTAACATCAGAGCAATTGTTCCTATGATTTCAATGTCCTGCGGAACTATGCTTGCATGTTGTGCCAATGAAATCATCATGGGTAAACAGTCCAACATTGGCCCAATTGATCCTCAGTTCAACGGTTTCTCCACCCATGCCATCATTGAAGAATGGAATCGTGCGCAGACGGAAATTTTTCAAAATCCCGCAGCTGTTCAGATGTGGCAGTTCATTCTTCAAAAGCTAAACCCGACGATCATCGGCGAGTGTGAGAAAGCAATCAAATGGGCAAATGAGATTGTTAAGCATTGGCTTATGACAGGCATGTTTGATAATGATCCTGAGGCAGAATCAAAAGCAACACATGTTTGTTCAGAGTTAAACAACCATCACACAACCTATACCCACTCGCGTCATATTCATTTTGATAAGGCGCAGAAAATTGGGTTGAATGTTACCGAACTTGAAAGTGATCAAGTACTTCAAGATTTGGTTTTGACTATACATCACAGCTACATGCATTCTTTTGGTGGAGCACCACTGGCAAAAATCATTGAAAATCATAACGGTAACGCAATGATTTGGAATATCCAGTCTTAATCCCCCCTGTCTGATTCCAGCCTCGCCTATGCGGGGCTTTTTTATATCCGCAGTAAACCGCGCATTCTCGTGCGCATATCAACCAAGAGCTTTTCGGGATATGAGACAGAGACAGGACGGTGGCTTACATCGTGCCGCTCTTGGGCTGTCCATGTCTGCGAGAACTGGCTCATATCACCAAAAAGGTAAATACGATGTCCAATATCATCCCGATTGATTTCGAAGGCCATCCCATGCGTTTTTCTGACGATGGCTGGTTTGACGCGACTGCGGCAGCTGACAAGTTCAACAAGGAGCCGGCTCAGTGGCTTAGGCTTCCTGAGACTGTCCGTTACATCGAGGCGTTAAAGAGTAGATATGGGAATATCACATATGTAAAAACCAGCCGCGCTCGCAAAGACCGTGGCGGCGGAACATGGCTTCACCCAAAACTGGCGGTCAGATTTGCTCGATGGCTTTCTGTAGATTTTGAGATCTGGTGTGATGAGCAAATTGACGCAATCATTCAGGGTTCCGTTCATCATATCGACGATGAAAGAATAAAGGCTATTTTCCTTCTGGATAAATCTCAGCCATGGGAAAAGAGGTTTAGCGATCCGTTTTATTCTGCGATGTTCAAAATGTCAGGGCTGCCCCGTCATCGACCAGGTCGTCGCCCCGCACTATTTGGGATGATCAGTGCCAAGTGGGTATATGGCCCGGTATTACCACCAGAAGTATATGCAGAGGTTAAAAGACGGCTGGCTGCGGGAGACAAAATCCATCAGCACCTTAAACCTGACGCGCTGACATTGGTTGAGCGACAGATCATTGCCGTTACCAGCATTGCCAATGGGTGCTCTGATTATCGTGATTTCGAAGCGCGTTGCATGTCGGCATTCCAGGTAAAAGGGCAGATGAAATTGCTCTATGCGGCGGCCTGATCATGAGCACCCGAATAATAGAATGCGCCTCCAGAGCGGGGCGCGACTTCTCAGAGTTCATGAAAGGTGAGAAGGACATGATGCAGGTGCTGGCCTCGGTTGATCAGTTTGGCGAGCAACTCCGTCTCAACGGCTGCGTCAATCATCACTTTGTAAGTTACATGATGAGGAACTCGATCATGCAGGCATTCATGGACATGGCAAACGCCGAGAAGAAAGAAGAGCGCCGCCGTAAAAGAGCGGAAGCAAAAACGAAGTAGCCATTACAGAAGCTCCTTAATAGAGAAAACCAGAGCCATGAAATAGCGTGGCCTATGCCGGTTTTATTTGAAATATTTATCATCGCTTGTGGTGCAATTATGAAAGGCTTATTTATCCCTGATGTGACTGAGCTTGGCGCATCATCAGATAGTTTTCCATCCGGCATAGTTATTCCCGGTGCTAATGTTATGACGCTGCCGCCTGGCGAGTGGGTTGACCTTAGCGATATCGATCTTACCTCCTCTGCACTGGATTATCGGGTTTCGTTCAGCTGCGCAAGCAACCATGCATACTACTCAGCTGACGGAACTATTCAGTTCGCTGCACCTGACGTATGGCCGCTTGAGTACCGAAATGGTGTGGCAGTTGGAAGGCATGAGCCTGAAGTGCAGGCGACCAACACCTACTATACGGGGGGGGTAGGGGCAGTGCGTGCGGCAATAAGTAATTCCGCAGAAAGAATACTGAATACCCCGACATTCAGGCTTACAGAATCTAATTTGGAAGGGCCACACTACGCTGCATGTCCGCAGAAAGTTACGGCGGGAAAGAAGTACAGCTTTAGCGGTTTTATTCAAAAAACAGAGAAGTCGAGAGGGTATGCATTTGTCATTTTAGCGCACCAATTGATTGTTGATGCGCAGATTTTATCTGTAATAAATATCTCTGATGCGTCAGTGTCATTCACCGGTATTTCTGATGGACTCACTACAACCGCAGAGTTTATCTCTCCCGGCGTAATACGGTTTTCCGGGACTGTTATTGCGACAAAATCCGTAAAGTCACCTTCCTATATAATCTATATGGGGCCATCAACCAGTATCACACCCGGTGGCGAAACCTACGTTGGAGATTCATCATATTCTCTGGAGTTTGCAACACTGCAGCTTGAAGATAATCCCTGTTCAACATCACCAATCATTGCATCCAGCGCTGCTGCAACACGATCCAAGGCTTTTGCGAACATCAAGAACCCCAGCAGAATTGCAACCTCTGTGCGTTTGCACTATAGCGACGCAACGACCAAGCAAATCGATTTTGGCGGTGCAGAAGAGGTTGAAATACCAGCATCAACGACTGACTGGGGTAAGCGCTACATCCAACGAATCGAGTACATAAGATAATGAGCAGGCTGACATATTTACGATTCCCTGATGAGGCTACTGCGAGAGCAGCCACTGGTTGGTGGTCTGAGGGGGCTGGATGGGCAGTACAGACTAAGTCTATTCAGTTTTCTGTGCGGGGCGTTCTGTATAACAGTGACGGTGAATATGACGAGGCCGGAAATGTGATAAAGGAGCCGACCCTAAAGGACGGTTATCACATTGATGTTATCTATGGCCTCATACCTGAAGCTGCGCAGAAATTTATCATCAATCCATCAACACCTGAATACGTACTGGCGTAGGGGGGGCACATGGCAACAGAAAGAATGACAATCGGTAGTGAGCCAGTTCAAATAACGGATGGTACGAATAGCGCACTGATATCTGTTTTAGACCCGGCATCAATCAGTTTTGCTGAGTCTGAAAACATTCCAGATACAGCAACAGGCGATTTTTTACGGGATAAAATGACCGTCCATCCTCCACTGAAAATTTGGGTTTGGAACTCTACCAGGAAACCAATTCCGATTGCAGTAACAAGGTGGTAGTTCTGCAAAACAAAAAGCAATACATCTGAGCTTAAAAAGCAGCCGATGAATGGATTACAGACACGGGCCAATGCCATTGCCGTCCAGGTGGCATTATCTTGAAGGGAATAACTTGCAATTGATAATCATTATCTTTTCGGGTCCTTTCCGGCGATCCGCCTTGTTACGGGGCGGCGTCCGCGCAGATTCTCGCTATTTATGAAAATTTTCAGGCATTTGCCGTTTCCGTTCTTCTTCTCGCTAATTCATTGTTTTAACTGTAAACACCCCCTGAAAAGAAAGGAAATGATAAGCCTTAAAAACGGCTAAATAGCCAGAGGGCGTTTCCTTTCTCTGTTTTTGTGTATGGAGTGAGCTATGGAGGTCAACAAAAAGCGTCTTTCTGAAATATTTGGGGTCAGCGTGCGAACCATTCAGAACTGGCAGGATCAGGGAATGCCTGTAGCACGTGGCGGTGGAAAAGGTAATGAGGTCCTCTATGAATCTTCCGCGGCTATCGAATGGTATTCCGCACGCGACGCGGCGATTGAGAATGAGAAATTACGGAAGGAGGTGGAAGACCTTCGTCTTGCATCGGAATCCGACCTTCAGCCTGGTACGATTGACTATGAGCGTCACCGCCTCACCCGAGCGCAGGCAGATGCCCAGGAACTAAAAAATGCAAAAGATTCCGCTGAGGTGGTGGAAACCGCATTCTGCACGTTCGTGCTGTCGCGGATGGCCGGAGAAGTAGCCAGCATTCTTGATGGAGTTCCTCTGTCGGTTCAGCGGCGCTTCCCGGAGCTGGAAAACCGACATATTGATTTCCTCAAGAAGGACATCATTAAAGCCATGAACAAAGCAGCTGCGCTGGATGAAATAATACCGGGGTTGCTGAGTGAATATATCGAACAGTCAGGTTAAGGGGCTGCAGCACTCTGCGCGCGCGGGTCTACTTTCGCTGTACCGACCTGAGCCGCAAACGGCGGTTGAATGGGCAGACGATAATTACTATCTCCCCAAAGAGTCGGCCTACCAGGAAGGGCGCTGGGAAACGTTGCCGTTTCAACGCGCGATCATGAATGCGATGGGTAACGATTACATACGTGAGGTCAACGTTGTTAAGTCTGCCCGTGTTGGCTATTCAAAAATGTTGCTGGGTGTTTATGCGTATTTTATTCAGCACAAGCAGCGAAATTCCCTTATCTGGCTGCCTACTGATGGTGACGCCGAAAACTTTATGAAGTCGCATGTTGAGCCGACGATTCGCGATATTCCGTCACTTCTGGCGCTGGCCCCCTGGTATGGAAAAAAGCACCGGGACAATACGCTCAGTATGAAACGCTTCTCCAACGGTCGCGGGTTCTGGTGTCTGGGTGGTAAAGCGGCGAAAAACTATCGTGAGAAATCGGTCGATGTCGCCGGTTACGATGAACTGGCGGCATTCGATGAAGATATTGAGAAAGAGGGATCCCCGACGTTCCTGGGTGATAAACGTATTGAGGGGTCTGTCTGGCCCAAATCTATTCGCGGCTCAACGCCAAAAACAAAGGGGACCTGCCAGATTGAGCGTGCTGCCAGCGAGTCCGGGCATTTCATGCGTTTTCATGTTGCCTGTCCGCACTGTGGTGAAGAGCAGTACCTTAAATTCGGCGACAAAGAGACCCCGTTCGGGCTGAAATGGACACCGGGCGAACCCTCCAGCGTCTTTTACCTGTGTGAACATAATGCCTGCGTCATTAAGCAGCAGGAGCTGGATTTCACTGAAGCTCGTTACATCTGCGACACCACCGGGATCTGGACGCGCGACGGTTTATCCTGGTTTTCATCAACAGGCACCGAAATCGACCCGCCAGACAGCGTGACGTTTCACATCTGGACGGCATACAGCCCGTTTACCACCTGGGTTCAGATCGTTAAAGACTGGCTAAAAACGAAAGGGGATACAGGAAAGCGTAAAACCTTCGTGAACACCACTCTGGGCGAAACATGGGAGCCTAAAATTGGTGAACGGCCTGACGCGGAGCTCATGGCCGAACGCAAAGAGTTCTTCGGGGCATCCGTACCGGAGCGTGTTGCTTATCTGACAGCCGGGATCGACTCCCAACTGGATCGATATGAAATGCGCGTCTGGGGATGGGGGCCCGGTGAGGAAAGCTGGCTGATTGACCGGCAGATCATTATGGGCCGTCATGATGATGAAGCGACCCTCGTCAGGGTGGACGAGGCGATTAACAAAACCTATCTCCGAAAGAATGGCGTGGAAATGTCGGTATCCCGTATCTGCTGGGATATCGGCGGTATTGACCCCACCATTGTCTACAATCGCTCAAAAAAGCATGGTTTGTTTCGCGTGATCCCGATTAAAGGGGCTTCCGTTTACGGTAAGCCTGTCGCGAATATGCCGCGTAAACGCAACAAGAACGGCGTTTATCTGACGGAAGTGGGGACTGATACCGCAAAGGAGCAGATTTATAACCGCTTCACACTTCAGCCGGAAGGGAGTGAACCTCTTGCCGGTGCCGTGCATTTTCCCAATAACCCCGAAATTTATGATCTGGCTGAGGCGCAGCAGCTTACTGCTGAGGAGCAGGTTGAAAAATGGGTGGACGGGCGTAAGAAAATCGTCTGGGACAGCAAAAAGCGACGAAATGAGGCGCTGGACTGCTTCGTGTACGCGCTGGCTGCCCTGCGGATCAGTATTTCGCGATGGCAACTGAATCTTGATTCACTGCTCGCGAGCCTACTGGAGGAAGAGGGGAACCGGACCAATAACAAAACCCTGGCTGATTATGCCAGGGCATTATCTGGAGATGAATAATGGCGACACAGACTGATCTGGATGCCGCCCGCGCTGCGTTGCACGATCTCATGATGGGAAAGCGGGTGGCAACGGTGCAAAAAGACGGCCGGCGGGTTGAGTTTACCGCGACCTCCGTCAGTGACCTGAAAAAATACATTGCCGAACTTGAGTCACAGGTTGGCACCACTCCACGACGCCGGGGACCGGCAGGATTTTACGCATGAAAACACCTGCTTTGTTAGGACCGGACGGTAAAACCGCTCTGCGGGATTATGCCGGATACCATGGCGGTGCTGGTGGCTTTGGCGGTCAGCTCCGCGCCTGGAATCCACCGAGTGAAAGCGCAGATGCTGCGTTATTGCCTAATTTTTCCCGTGGTAACGCGCGCGCTGACGATCTGGTCCGCAATAACGGCTATGCGGCAAACGCGGTACAGCTCCATCAGGACCACATTGTAGGGTCGTTTTTCCGGCTCAGTTATCGGCCCAGCTGGCGTTTTCTTGGCATTGGAGAGGAAGAGGCCCGGGCGTTCTCCCGTGAAGTTGAGGCGGCCTGGAAAGAATTTGCGGAGGATGATTGCTGCTGCATTGATGCGGAACGTAAGCGTACATTCACCATGATGATCCGTGAAGGTGTATCCATGCATGCGTTTAACGGTGAGTTATGTGCACAGGCCACCTGGGACAGTGATTCCACGCGTCTTTTCCGCACACAGTTCAAAATGGTGAGCCCGAAACGCATCAGCAACCCCAATAACGCCGGAGACACGCGAAACTGTCGGGCGGGGGTCAGAACAAATGACAGTGGCGCCGCGCTGGGATATTACGTCAGCGAAGATGGCTATCCGGGGTGGATGGCGCAGAAGTGGACCTACATCCCGCGTGAGCTGCCAGGCGGGCGGCCTTCCTTTATCCACGTATTTGAACCCCTGGAAGATGGGCAGACACGCGGTGCTAACGTGTTTTACAGCGTCATGGAGCAAATGAAAATGCTCGATACACTGCAGAATACGCAGCTCCAGAGCGCGATTGTCAAGGCGATGTATGCCGCCACGATTGAAAGTGAGCTGGATACGCAAACCGCGATGGACTTTATTCTCGGCTCAGACAGTAAAGAGCAGCAAAGCAAGATGACCGGCTGGCTGGGGGAGATGGCCTCGTACTATACCGCTGCGCCGGTTCGTCTCGGCGGCGCGAAGGTGCCGCATCTGATGCCGGGCGACTCCCTGAATCTTCAGTCAGCGCAGGATACTGATAACGGCTATTCGACGTTTGAACAATCTCTGCTGCGCTACATTGCTGCAGGGCTGGGTGTGTCGTATGAGCAACTCTCTCGCAACTATTCGCAGATGAGTTATTCCACCGCCCGCGCCAGTGCTAACGAGTCCTGGGCGTACTTTATGGGGCGCCGCAAATTTGTTGCCTCCCGCCAGGCCTGTCAGATGTTTTTATGCTGGCTGGAAGAGGCCATTGTTCGCCGGGTGGTGACACTACCGTCTAAAGCCCGATTCAGTTTTCAGGAGGCGAGAAGCGCCTGGGGAAATGCAGACTGGATCGGCTCCGGGAGAATGGCCATTGACGGTCTGAAGGAGGTGCAGGAGGCTGTCATGCTCATTGAGGCTGGGCTGAGCACCTATGAGAAGGAATGCGCCAAACGGGGGGAAGATTATCAGGAAATCTTTGCCCAGCAGGTTCGCGAAACGATGGAGCGTCGCGCAGCGGGACTTAAACCGCCAGCGTGGGCGGCTTCGGCCTTTGAGTCTGGAGTGAAAAAATCGAATGAGGAGGGGACCGATGACGCCAGAGCTGCGTAATCTCCCGCACATTGCCAGTATGGCCTTCAATGAGCCGCTTTTACTTGAACCCGCCTATGCGCGGGTTTTCTTTTGTGCTCTCGCTGGTCAGTTAGGTATCACCCGTCTGACCGACACCGTGTCGGGCGTGACGCTAGGTGCAGAGCAGATGGCTGAACCGCTGGCTCTCTTTGGTGATGATGAGGACATGGGCCCAAAACCAGCGCGAAGCTACCAGGTTACTGATGGTATCGCGGTGCTGCCTGTTTCCGGGACGCTGGTCAGTAAAACCCGCTCACTCCAGCCGTATTCGGGGATGACGGGGTACAACGGCATCATCGCCCGCCTCCAGCAGGCAATCAGCGATCCGGGTGTAGACGGCATTCTTCTGGATATGGATACGCCAGGTGGAATGGTGGCGGGTGCCTTTGACTGTGCGGACATCATCGCCCGCATGCGGGATATCAAACCCATCTGGGCGTTAGCCAACGATATGAACTGCAGCGCTGGCCAGCTGATTGCCAGTGCGGCATCACGTCGGCTTGTGACCCAGACGGCCAGAACGGGATCCATCGGGGTCATGATGGCCCACAGCAATTACGGCGCCGCCCTTAAAACCAGCGGCGTTGAGGTCACGCTGATTTACAGCGGCGATCACAAGGTGGACGGGAACCCCTACGAGAAATTACCCAAAGAGGTACGCGCAGATTTTCAGGCGCGTATCGACGCTACCCGGCAGATGTTCGCTGAAAAGGTGGCGGGTTATACCGGCATGTCGGTTCAGGCCGTTCTTGATACTGAAGCAGCTGTGTTTTCAGGCCAGGAATCAGTTGACAACGGCCTGGCGGAGCAGCTGGTCAACAACATGGATGCGCTGAACGTTATGCGCGATGCAATTAACAAACGAACGATGATTTCCCGAGGAGGAAGCATGAAAGGTACTACTGCATCCGCAGATACCACTCAACCAGCAGCATCTGCTGACCAGACCGTGACCACCGTTGACGTGCCTGCTGCGGTCGTTACTGACCCTGCAGCGGGCGCAACTGTTGATATCAGCAGCCAGGTGGCAGCGGCGGTCGCAGCCGAAAACGGTCGCATTATGGGGATCCTGAACTGTGAAGAGGCGAAAGGGCGTGAATCACAGGCGCGCGCGCTGGCGGAAACGCCCGGGATGACGGTGGAAAGTGCCCAGCGCATCCTTGCCGCGGCTCCTCTGAGTGCTCAGGCGCGTACGGATACCGCGCTGGATCGTCTGATGGAAACCGCACCCGGCACCATAACGGCAGGTAGCGCTTCTGCCGAAGCGGGTGACGATTTGTTAAACACCCCCGTTTAAGAGGCTATCATGGTAATTACTGAAGTTTTCACACATAACCAGCCGCTCGGTAACAGCGACCCGGCGCACACTGCGTATGGTCCTGGCGAACTGACGGCTTCCACTCCAGCCATGACGCCGCTCATGCTGGATGCCACTTCTGGCAAGCTGACCGTCTGGGATGGTGCTCATGCTGGCGCGGCAATGGGCATCCTGGCTGTAACCGCAGACCAGAACAGCGCGGAACTGGCATATTACAAATCTGGCTCTTTCCGTATTGAAGATGTCCTCTGGCCATCTGCCGTCACCGACGACAACATTAAACGTAACGCGTTCGCCGGTACTGCAATCAGCATCGTTTAATCCGCATTTCTACAACCATCATCATTCATAAAAGCCGCTTGCGCGGCTTTTTTTACGGGAAAAATCTATGTCCGTTTACACCACTGCCCAACTGCTGGCGGTCAATGAGAAGAAATTCAAATTCGATCCGCTTTTCCTGCGTATCTTTTTCCGCGAAACCTATCCCTTCAGTACAGAGAAGGTTTACCTGTCGCAAATTCCTGGCCTGGTCAATATGGCGCTTTACGTCTCGCCGATTGTCTCCGGCAAAGTGATCCGCTCCCGTGGCGGCAGCACGTCTGAATTCACGCCGGGTTATGTGAAGCCGAAACACGAAGTTAACCCACTGATGACTCTCCGCCGCCTGCCGGATGAGGATCCGCAGAATCTCGCTGACCCGGTCTATCGCCGTCGCCGCATTATCCTTCAGAACATGAAGGATGAAGAGCTGGCGATTGCTCAGGTCGAAGAGAAACAGGCTGTTTCGGCGGTGCTCAGCGGTAAATACACCATGACCGGGGAAGCGTTCGAGCCTGTTGAAGTCGATATGGGCCGCAGCGCTGGTAACAACATTGTCCAGGCCGGTGCGGCTGCATGGTCAACCCGCGACAAAGAAACGTATGACCCGACCGATGACATTGAAGCCTACGCGCTCAACGCCAGCGGTGTGGTCAACATCATTGTGTTCGATCCGAAAGGCTGGGCGCTGTTCCGTTCCTTCAAGGCTGTTGAGAAGAAGCTGGATACGCGTCGTGGTTCTAACTCTGAGCTGGAAACTGCCGTGAAAGACCTGGGTATGGCTGTTTCATACAAGGGGATGTTTGGCGATGTGGCCATCGTGGTGTACTCCGGCCAGTACGTCGAAAACGACGTCAAAAAGAATTATCTGCCGGACCTGACAATGGTGCTGGGGAATACCCAGGCTCGTGGCCTGCGTACCTATGGCTGCATTCTTGATGCTGATGCCCAGCGCGAAGGTATCAATGCCTCGACACGCTACCCGAAAAACTGGGTGCAGTCGGGGGATCCGGCGCGAGAATTCACCATGATTCAGTCAGCTCCGCTGATGCTGCTGCCAGATCCTGACGCGTTCGTTTCAGTCAAACTGGCATAACTTCCCCCAGTGGCCCTGTCGGGCCACATTTCTGGAGTATTTCCCATGACAGAAAAAGAAAAGCTGGTCGCCCGCCTGAATGAACTTGGGACCCAGCTTAACCGCGAGGTCAGTACCAGCGGCACCATTCAGGAACTGACGATGCGTATTGCTGAGCTTGAAGAGGAACTGGATGGCAATGCCGGGTCAGTTGACGGTGAAAACGGCGTGCAGAATGCTTCCGACAGCACCGACAGCACCGACAGCACCGACAACAATGTTGCTAACGTGGCAAAAGTAAAAACGGAATCGGCCACAACGGGTGACCTGGTATCAGTAGAAACGCTGGCCACCCTGCATATTGACGCTCTGCATGCCACGCGTAACGAGCCGGTATCTATCGTAGAGCCTGGTGTGATTATCCGCGTATCTGAACAGGATGCCGACGACTTGATCGCAAAGGGGATGGCTTTCGAAGTCTGAAGGGGGCCACATGGCTGATTTCGATAATCTCTTTGACGAGGCCATGTCGCGAGCTGATAGCGCTATCCGTGGTGTGATGGGCACAGAGGCAAAGGTGATGTCAGGCGCTTTGTCAGGTGCCACCCTGGTCGGTGTATTCGATGATCCAGAAAATATCGGATATGCCGGTGCCGGGATTCGTGTTGAAGGAACCAGCCCGACCCTGTTTGTGGAAACCGCCACTGTCAGGCAGCTGCAGCGTATGGACACGCTGACGATTAACGGTCGGCAATTCTGGGTTGAACGTATTGGTCCGGATGACTGTGGCTCCTGTCATATCTGTCTGGGTAACGGCTCTCCACCTGCATCTTCGCGTCGCCGTTAAGGAGCGCATATGTCCATAAAAGGCCTTGAACAGGCCATAGAAAACCTTAACAGCATCAGCAAAACGGCTGTTCCGCGGGCATCGGCGCAGGCCGTTAACCGCGTGGCAAACCGGGCCGTCAGCCGCAGCGTGGCAGTCGTATCAAAAGATACGCGCGTACCGCGAAAACTGGTAAAGCAACGCGCCAGGGTGAAGCGTGCGACGGTCAATAGACCTCGTGCACTTATCCGGGTAAACCGGGGAAATTTACCGGCCATTAAACTCGGTACCGCAAGCGTGCGACTTTCCCGCAGAAAACGGGACAAGAAAGGGGCCAACAGCGTTCTGCGCATAGGGCCATTTCGTTTTCCGGGCGGCTTTATCCAGCAACTTAAAAATGGTCGCTGGCATGTCATGAGGCGGACTTCAAAACCTCGTTACCCCATTGAAGTGGTCAGCATCCCGCTGGCAGCTCCATTAACTACGGCATTTAAAGAAGAACTGCCGAAGCTCATGGAGTCAGATATGCCCAAAGAGCTCCGGGCATCCCTTACCAACCAACTCAGGTTAATTCTGACACGATGAAACACAGCGATATTCGCAAGGTGATTATTGACGCGCTGGAAAGCGCGATTGGTACTGATGTCATTTATTTTGACGGCAGACCTGCAGTGCTCGAAGAGGGTGATTTTCCCGCTGTTGCCGTCTACCTGACAGATGCGGAATACACAGGGGAAGAACTGGACGCCGATAGCTGGCAGGCCATTCTGCATATCGAAGTCTTTCTTGAGGCTCAGGTACCTGATTCTGATCTGGATGACTGGATGGAGACGAGAGTGTATCCGGTTCTCGCAGAGGTTCCGGGGCTTGAATCTCTTATCACCACAATGGTTCAGCAGGGCTATGACTACCAGCGCGATGACGATATGGCGCTGTGGAGTTCTGCCGACCTGAAATATTCCATTACTTACGACATGTGAGGACCCTATGGCCACACCAAACCCGCTGGCACCAACAAAAGGTGCTGGTACCACCCTCTGGGTTTACACCGGAACTGGTGATCCATACGCCAATCCGCTTTCAGACGTTGACTGGCTGCGCCTGGCAAAGATTAAAGACCTGCAGCCCGGAGAACTGACAGCTGAATCGGAAGATGACACCTACATCGATGATGAGAATGCCGACTGGACATCAACGATGCAGGGGCAGAAATCAGCCGGTGAAACAAACCTGACGCTCGCATGGATGCCGGAGGATTCCGGTCAGCAGGACCTGGTGAACTGGTTCGATGAAGGCACCGTGAAGGGGTATAAAATCAAATATCCGAATGGTGTTGTCGATGTCTTTAAGGGCTGGGTGAGCAGTCTCGGCAAGACCATCTCGTCTAAAGAGGTCATGACCCGCACGGCAAAAATCACCAACAATGGCAAACCATCGCTGGCCGAAGACAGTGGTACCGCGCCGATTGCCGTTACGGGGATCAGCCTGGATAAATCCACGGCGGCTGTGGCTGTCGCGGCCACGACGCAACTGGTTGTTTCTGTCCTGCCAGCAAGTGCTTCAGATAAGTCTTTCCACGTAGCCAGTTCTGATCCGTCAAAAGCAACGGTCACCGTCAGCGGCAATACCCTGACTGTTACCGGCGTGGCGGCAGGCACCGTCGAGATCATCGTAATGAGCAATGACGGTAACTTTGTGGCGATCTGCAAAGTCACTGTTTCCTGATAACCGGGGCGAAAGCCCCGTTCCCCCGGAGTAATTATGTTTCTAAAGAGCGAGCTGCTTGAAAGTAACGGCAGCAGCGTCACATTGTTCCAGCTGTCGGCGCTGCAGCGTATTGAATACCTCGAATACCTGAAACAACTTGAGGCGGTTGAAGCTGGTGATTTTCAGGCTGCCATTACCCTTACCGTGAAGAGTGGAGCATATCTGGTGGCAATGTCACTCTGGCATGGCCACGCGCTTAAAGGATCGCAGGGAGAAAACGCGGCGGCGGAAGTGGAGCAGATTCAGGATGAGGTCATGCAGACATGGCCGACCGAACTTGTTGCCGAAGCCGAATATAAGGTGAAACTCCTGTCCGGGATGATTGCGCCGGTCACTGATGACCAGGCTGAGCCCGGTGAAGAACGTAATGAACCCGCTGAACCTGTTACTGCGGAAAAGCCCTCGCCAGTGAGCTGAAGTTTGCCATGAAACTGGCGCGTGAGTTCGGTCGCCCGGACTGGCGTGCCATGCTTGCTGGCATGTCCTCAACGGAATACGGCGACTGGAAAATCTTCTACCAGGACAATTACTTTCATGATGCGCAGCTGGATGCTCATTTCTCCGGTTTGCTCTACACCATCTCAACCCTGTTTTTTGCTGATCCGGAATTAACACCGGACAGTTTCAGCATCCTTTCCCCTGTATCGGAAAGCATCGACGTTGATGAGCCGGATGACGATACGCTGATGGCGAAGGCTGCAGGTATTTCAGGAGGCGTGCGCTATGGCCCAGACGGCAGTGGGTGATCTGGTCGTTAACCTTGACGTTAACTCGACGAAATTTAACGAGCAGCTTAACTACGTCAAAAAAGAATTAAAGCAGACTGGCAGCGCGGCGAACGACGAAGCGCTACGGATCCAGCAGTCCTTTAGCCGCCAGGAGAACGCCGCGCGCAAGGCGGGTATTTCAATAGGCCAGTATAACGCAGCAATGCGTATGCTTCCGGCGCAGTTTACCGATATAGCTACGCAGCTAGCGGGCGGGCAGAACCCATGGCTGATTCTGCTTCAGCAGGGCGGTCAGGTTAAGGACTCCTTTGGCGGGATAATACCAACATTCCGGGCCTTACTGGGTACGATCTCACCGTTAATGGTCGGCATCGGTGCGCTGTCCGCCGCAACGGGTGCGCTGTTCTATGCCTGGTACCAGGGCTCATCCACACTATCTGACTTCAACAAAACGCTGGTACTGTCGGGGAACACGGCCGGATTGACTGCCGATCGTATGTTGGCGCTGGCACGAAACGGCCAGGCAGCGGGGCTGACGTTCAATCAGACCAGCGAAGCCCTGAGCGAGCTTATCAACGCGGGGGTGGGCGCGAGTTCGCGCTTTGATGAAATGAGCCAGGCGGTGGCGCGATTTACTGATGCCTCCGGCGTGCCGGTGGAAAAAGTCGCAGCCGCATACGGCAAGCTCACTACTGACCCTACATCAGGCCTGATCGCGATGGCTCAGCAGTTCCACAACGTTACGGCCGAACAGATTGCCCATGTGGCACAGCTGCAGCGTGCCGGTGATGAGGCTGGCGCACTGCAGGCGGCTAATCAGGCTGCTACTGCCGGATTCAACGATCAGACCAAGGCCATCCGCGACAATATGGGGACGATTGAGTCTTCAGCGGATTCCCTGAAGCGTGCCTTCAAGTCGATGTGGGATGCTGCACTTGATATTGGCAGACCTGACACCGCCCAGGAGATGGTGGCAAAAGCCCAGGCCGCGTTTAAAAAGGCTGATGAAATCTGGAATCTGCGTAAAGGCGATCATTATGTGAATGATGAGGCCCGCGCCCGGTTCTGGAATGATCGTGAAACGGCCAGGCTTGCGCTGGATATGGCGCAGCAGCAGGCTGGTATTGCCAAAGCGAACGAAGAGAATGCTTCCCGTGAAGCGGTCGCAGAGTCCGATCGTCAGAAATATGCCGCGCAGGCTCAGGCCAACTATGCCAAAACCCAAACTGCCCTTGAGAAATACACGGCCAGGCAGAGCGAGCTCAATAAGGCTCTGAAAGAGGGGCGGATCCTCCAGGCTGACTACAACATCAACCTGGCCGCCGCGAAAAAAGAGTACGAAGACACCCTTAAAAAGCCGAAGAAGACCCCGGCAATCAGAACCCCCGCAGGTGCCCGTGCCACCGATACGGCCAGTGCCCAGACGCTGGAGCTACAGACACAGCTGCGCACCCTGCAGGAGCATAAGAGCATCAATGACACCATCAGCCAGCAGCGTCAGGAGCTGTGGCGTCAGCAGTCCCGCTTTACGGTTCTGGAAGAGGCCGCGAAGACCCGAACGCTTTCTGCTGAGGAAAAATCCCTGCTGGCCAGTAAAAGTGAGGTGCTTTCCCGTGCGGAGCTGAATGCGAAGCTCGGCGATCAGATAGTGGCGCAGGAGCGGCTTAATCGCCTGCAGGATACGTCCCAAAAATACGTCACGCAGATCGGCGAGAAAACCCGAGCCCTTGCGGAAAGTGCTGGTATGAGCAGTCGTGCAGCACAACGTCGCAATGAAGAGGCCCAGCTTCTTCAGGGCTGGAAAAATGGTGGTGGTTCGGAGAACGATGCTGGTTATCAGAATGAGCTGCAGGCGCTGCAGGCGTATTACGCCGAGCAGGATAAGCTGCGGGACGACTGGCAGTCCGGAGCCAAATCCGCATGGGCAGATTATGTTGATTCTGCTTCAGATGCTTATGGCCAGATGAAGTCGGCTGCCACCAGTGCGTTTGATGGCATCGGGCAAAATATGGCTGACATGCTGACGCGCGGAAAGGCTGACTGGGCTGACTTCACCCGCTCCACGCTCTCCATGCTGACACAGATCCTGCTGAAACAGGCGATGGTAGGCCTGGTGGATTCAGCGACAACCGCGCTGGGATTTGCAGGTGGCGGTTATACCGGTTCAGGCGGGAAATATGAACCTGCAGGTGTCGTTCACCGTGGTGAATTTGTTTTCACCAAAGAGGCTACCAGCCGGATCGGCGTCGGCAATCTTTACCGGATGATGAAAGGGTATGCCACGGGTGGGTATGTCGGGGGCGGTGGTACAGGCCCGGCTGCAGCACCTTTCGGTGTCAGTGTATATGCCCCGGTGACGGTCGAGAATGCTTCCGGTAACGCACAGCAGCAAAACGACGGAGACAGGCTAGGTAAGGCGTATCAGCAGGTGATTAACAAATCTGTCAACGATGGTATCGCCAGGGCAATCCAGCCCGGTGGGCTTATCTGGAATGCGACCAATCGCAGGTAACAGTTATGACGATAGAAACATTCCCCTGGGGCATTAAGGTTTCCAGCCAGCCCACCGAGGGAAGCAAAGACACAGTCAGGAAGGTCCAGTTCGGCGACGGGTACGCACAGGTGAGCGGCTCCGGCCTGAATGATGAGATTCGTACCTATGAATATTCCTTTTCAGGGGATCCGACTACAGCGAATGAAATTCACGCTT